GGATTGAGGATAGTGAATTAATATCCTCGTTCCAATTAGTGTTTAGGTTTAAAGGCATACGAATCATCTTAGATTGTAGGTAGCCTATTGTAATGTGTTGTCCCATAGTGTTAGTATTTTATGTTTGGTTCTAATTGTTTTATAGCATCTTCTAAGCTATTTAATAACTCTTTATGGTACTTACCTTGCTCATCTTCTGGTGTTACTTCGTTGATGTAGTAGATACATTCTTTAAGTCCATTTATTACATTCGAGCCTGTGTAATAGTTGTAAGTGTCTTTAGTGTTTTCCATAGTTTCTAATTGTTTAGGTTATTGATTAATGTTTCCTCTACTCAGCTTTTATGCAGACTTGTAACTGCCTTAGGTAGCTTTAAAGGGGAGATGCAGTAGTACCTACCATTGTACTTTACCTATGTTAGCACATAGACTGCATTCCATCCCATCGAATCAAAAATTGTATGTTGTCATTCAAACACGCAACATTCATACAAATGCGTGTTGTCTATCTTGTCTTAGTTCATTAAGGTAGTACTTCAATTGCTTACTACCTATCTAAACATATCCTCAGATAGACTTCCCATATTAATCGGTACGCAATCTTATTGGATTGCTCTATGGTGTTTTACCTAACTTGATGATAGCCTATTGGTCTATCCAAGCCCACTTGGTTGTCGGCAGTGGTTTCCGTCAAGTTGATTCGATACTTGCAAACGCTGATTAAATTATTGCTCTAATATACTTCGGTAGGCAATGCTACGTTCATATATCGTTACTAAGACTGACTTCCCATAATCAAGATAAAAGGAATACTCTGTACTTCTATACCTACTCGCAAACTAAAGAGATGCTTTCAGTACTCAGATGCTATACTATGTCTTAATGTTGGTCTTACGCAATCCCTAAGGAGAGCCAACGACAATGCTGTACGCTATATCTGAATCAGTATGTGAAAGAACGAGCAGTAGATAATTCCCTAACTGCTCTGCAAATATTGTAAATAGTTTTTACACTCACAAATAAAGTGTAAAGTATTTTTACATTAATTTAAGGAATGTACTGATACCAAGGGATTCAAGAGGGGTAATTTAGTAGTGTATATTCTTTGGGGGTAGGGATAGTTAAGAGGATTGGGGGATTACTCCACCTCTAACCCTCTCTCTCACTGCGTTACAGCCCGTTTAATGGATTATCTCAATCAATTGATGCCTTAGTATACTATAGTGAATAGGTATTCTTATATAGTACTGCAGTACGTGTATATGATGTTAGGTATCCCCTCGTAATTTTGTGCAGTAGACAGATAGTAGATAGAATGCACGCATTGAAAATAGATAATCGACATTTGAAATGCACGCATTGGTTTTGGATTCGGGTACCCCCTTCGGAGATTTCGGTTTCGGGAATGGAAACACGCACGCAGATTATATATATAACCCCCACCCTTTTCACATCTCAAAAAAAATTTATAAATTGCAAAAAAATTAAAGATATATGTTCGATAACGTTTACGGTGGTATATCCCCAAAAGATTCAGAGTTAAACATAGTAGCTTCAGGTCACTTTGTAGGAGACTCTCATTACGTGGCTGTAATACAGGACATGAAGGGTAACGTTATAGATATAGACGTTACAACCTTAGACGAGGAGATCTTTTAGTTTTGGATAACAGTAAGAATGTAAAGAAGGAGCAGTTGGGTATGGATCCTGGTACTGCTGCGAACAGGCTCAAGAAGACTTTAATGTTTGAGCTTGCGAAGAAGTTAGATATGCACTGGTGTTTTCAGTGTGCAGCAGAGATAGAGCACTCAGATGATATGAGTGTAGAACATAAAACCCCTTGGCTTCATTCAGAAGATCCTAAGGGGTTATTTTTTGATATTGAGAATATAGCATTCTCTCACAAAAGTTGTAATTATAAAGCGTCTAGGGGTAACTCTCCAAAGGTTCCTTGCCCCTCAGCAGCATCCTACAGAAGAGGATGCCGATGTGAGGGTTGCAAAAAAGCTAGTAGTGATTACAAGAAAGGGTTACGATCTAGATCCTATTGATCAACACCGAATACCATCCATTCTACAACACTAGTTGCGTTAGTACCGTAAGCTTTTAAGGTTTTGTCAGCGTTAGTTGGCATGAATGCAAACTCCCCACCAGCTAACTTTAATATAACAGGATCTCCAGATGTAGTATCATCGTATACGTACACGTAGTTCGTAGCTGTTGTATCTATATTCTTTATATAGACGTAAGCGGTAGCTGCGTAATCATCTGCGGTATATAGAAGAGCTGCACTAGCGTGTACTGCTGTTTGACCTACCTTTGTCCTAGCTAAACCTGTTGTGTGCGAAGCTGTAATAGCTTTACTAAGGGATAAGCTTAAGATCTGAGACGTTAGGTCTGAGCTAGACACTGTTAATTTTGTTGTTACTGTTGCCATTTTGTTTTATATTAAGATTGTGTTTGCAAATATATGAATTTATTTTTATTGTTCCTCATTAAGGATTAGAATCATATTCAGCACTTGTTGTTCCAAGTGGGTTATTTAAGTCAAATTCTACAACTGTGGTAACGTACCAATATGTAGCGTTAGATAAATCTGAATTTGATTGGATAGACATTGCTACTAAGTCTCCTGGCTCAAAGTGAGATGCGTTATCGAAAACAAAGTGAAAGGCGTGATTAGCATCTGTGGACTCAACAGATAAACTTTCTGTTTCTTCTGAAGTCCAGGAAGATCCAACCAAAGCACCAGGTTCTTTAGTTTCTATACCTATAGTTAAAGTTCCAGAGCTATTAATTGCCTGGGCACGAACAAGGCAAGATACTATTCTACCTCCATAAGGCATAGACATAGCTACCTCTTCTTGATAAGCGTTTCCACTCTGTTCTAATGTTCCTCCCCAAGGCATCCAGTGTTTAGTTGTACCTAAATCATCGTGGAAGGATAAATGAAACATTTGCTTCATCTTACCTGTAATTATTCCTGTAGATGAGATATTACCTCCAAAGTTAGAATTTCCACCAGCAACATTAAGAGCATAAGCATTAGTAATAGTTTGATTTGTAGAAGCTACTGGAGCACCTTTTATATACACAGTAGAGGCATTAGTAGTTGTAACTGAAGCATTACTGGCTAGTATTCTAGGGTTTTCAATATTTACGTGATTAAACGCAGTTGCTGTTCCAGAAGCAGAGGTATTGTTGTCTGTTATATCAGATGCGTCAACATGTATTGCTGCACCATCTCCAGGTGTTGTACTACGGTCTCCATCATATATTATACCAGCTCTAAAAGTTTTAGCTCCAGTGAAAGATTGAGTACTACTCAAATGTGCTGTATCAGAATCTAAGTAAGCACTAGCGATAGCAGTACCCTGCCAAGTACCAGAGCTTATTGTACCAACCGTAGTTATAGCAAGCCCATTAATATCGGCTTGAGTTTGGTCAGCAGTAGCCCCTGTCTCTATCCCATCAAGTTTATCGTGATGTGCTGTAGACATAAGACCTTCAGCAGAGCTTGTAGCCTCAGAGTATGTAGTGTTGGTGTCAGGAGCACTAATCTCTACCTCAGAGACCTCGTTACTCTTATAGTAGAGTTTACCATCAGTATTTTTAACGTAAACGACACACCCATCTTTATCGTTGGGAGTTAGAGGTACGCTAGAAGATTCTTTTACTCTGAGGGCATTAGCTTTAACATCCCCATAAAAATCGAAAAGGCTACGTTGTAGTAGCCCCTTCTTTATAACCTTCATCACTTTAGCACCATATTCGGTGACTACTTCACCTATACCTTTAATTTTTGGTGACTTCATGTTTATTTTTTCTTAACAGCTCTAGATTTATTGTTTAATCCTTTATCTGCATCACCTCTCCATACTGAGTTCTTTCTGTCCCAAGTATATGTAATACCGTTCTTAGTATAAGGTTCTTTACCCTCTTCCATTTTAGGACCAGCCTTGTTAGTATCAGACTTAAGAACTCCTAATGATTTAGATTTCACTTTACCACCTTCTTGAGCTTTCTTAACAGCTTTCACCTTAGCACCGTACATAGCTTCAGGTTTTCGGACTCTTTTTTTGGCTCCACTACGAGTAATTATATCGTATTCTTCACCTGGTTTTGCAGTAGCTTCAGACTTAATGTTAGAGCTAACTCTTTTGTTATTAGCATCTTGAGCTTTTCTAGACTTAATGCCTTTATTTACTACGTCAGCTTTTGACTGCATAAAAGCTTGTCTTTCTGCTAATCTGTTAGATCTTTCTGTAGCCATGTCTTTTGATGTTGCTACCAAACTTTCTTTTTTTGCTATGTTATCTGAAGCCTTCTTAGCTGTTACATTTCTTTTTCTAATAACGGCTTTCTCTGCTATACCTTTACGAATAGCTTTTTTCATTTCTTTTTTAGAAAGACCAAGCTCTTTAGCAGTTTTTACGTCACCACTTTTTTTAAGAGCTTTATATTCTCTTTCTACTTTCTTTTTTAATTGTTTATTGCCCCTAAACCTTCTTAATACTCCCATGACTATTATTTATATTGTTTCTGCCCCTTCAAGGACGTTATAAAATTTATTAACCAACCTAATGGTCTTGTTTGTTACACGATATTTATTTGGCTGATTAGAGTTCCACAGCCTTCTTTCAAAGACAAATATATAATCCTCCTTTACTAAAGCAGGAAACTTCACCTCGTGAAAGTTCTTACTAGCGTACATACCTTCCCTTATAGACCTCTTAGTAAACGACCCCCTCTCATCACAAATAAAGAGGAGAAATTTTAGTTGATTGTCTGTAAGCTTGTACTTACGCTGAAAGAGGTACATGGTATCGTTTAGATACTTCAGGTAATTCCTCATTGAATTAAATTAAATTAGGACAAATATAATAAATTTATTATATTAAAAAAAATATCACTACATTTGCGTATAAATAAAAACTTTAAAATAAAATATTATGGCTTTAACAGGTACAAAGTTTAACGAACTCTCTTTAGGTCAGTACGGATCTGTATATACTACATCTTCTAGTGAGGAGATTAACCCACCAACAAATCACATTTTTGCTGCTATTACTTTTTTAGAAGATACAGCTTTTGATGCTACAGGTGGTTTAATTGCAGAAACAGCAACTAAGTTTATTAATACAGATACTGCTGCTCATGATTTAGCTGCTGGTGCAGAAACTGAGGTTCAGGGTACTGGTGGTATTGTTGTGGACTCTGTAACATTTCCTAAAGGTATTACTATATTTGGAAGATGGACAGAAATTGATTTAGACTCAGGAAAAATAATAGCTTACATAGCACCTAAACACTAATTATATGTTAGGTTTAGGATTAAATTTAACATCCATAACTGCAGCCTTGCTAGATTTTGTGAGGTCTGGGCTAAAGATGTGGCTACCTTTCGAGAAAAGTGGTAGCGATTCATCGGGTAACTCAAATAATGCTACCTTATACACAGGAAAGGCACTTAGCTTTGATGGGGCTAATGATTATGTTGATTTAGGTGTACAATCAAACCCTGCAACAAATATGACCTTTGCTTGTTGGTTAAACCCAGTTGTATCAGCTAGTACATCGTACCAAACTATAATAGATTATGGTAGATTTAATGCTTGGCTTGAGGATAATGATACTCTAGTTATTTATACAAATACAAGTGGAGCAGCAGTTAATTACACAATATCAGATTTAAACAATAAATGGTCTAGGCTTGTAGTATCAGTAAGTGGAACAACAACATCAGTATATATTGATGGTACTCTTATATCTGCTAAAACAACAACTGCATTATCAGGTAGTGCTGCAACATCTAATATTGGTAGAGATGGAACAACTAGATTTTTCGAGGGTAAACTATCAGATGTTCAAGTCTACGATGTAGCTTGGACTCAAGCCGATGTAACCTTTGACTACAACAATCCTCAGCACCTTGTAACAGATAGAGCTGCTTCGAGTATCGCCTTATCTAATTTAAAAGGCTATTGGCACTTGAGCGAGGGTGATGGTGCGATTAACTACGATAGTTCGGGAGAGGGCAATAATGGTACTATAAATGGTGCGACTTGGGTTAACCAACAAGCTACAATACCACAACTTGGTTTGATGGATTGGGCGAAGATTACACCAGTAGCTGATGAGATTACTCTAATATCAGACCCTAACGACCCTTCTAAAGACATCTTAGATAATACTGTTCGACTTAGAGAGCATAGTTTAAATTTAGATGGAAGTGGGTATGCAGAGGTGGCTGATGATGATTCTATTAATCCTACAAGTAACACTATAACTGTAGCTTGTTGGGTTTACTGGAATGAAACTCTTTCTAATGGGACTCGTACTAATGATATTGGTATTGTATCTAAATGGAAATCTAGTACAGAGGATTATATGCTTATTAAAGGTACGGATACAACATTTGATTTTTATATTGGTACTGATTTTGAGAGAAGTAATGACCTTGAAATGGATACTCCAGGATGGGTTTATATAGCTGGTACTTACGATGGTAGCACTATAAAAACATATAAAAATGGTGTTTCAAATTCTAGTGGTACTTCTGTAAGTCGATCCATACCTAACACTGCTCAAGTTTTAGAGATAGGTAGGTATAGAGAAACAGTAGACCGTAGCTACCCTGAAAGAATAGATGAGGTTAAAATATACGAAAGAGCATTATCAGCAGATGAGTTATTACAAAACTATAACGCAGGATTAAGTCAACATAAACCAGGTTCAGCATTTAGTAATGACTTCTCATCAGATTACGGATTATAAAATAAATAAATAAATAGAAATGGCAAAACGAGATTACAAAGACTCAACTGTAAAAACCTCATACAAATCAAAAGTAAGGAGTCAAACCCTTACTAAAGTTACAGTAGCATCTGACGAAAAAAGAGATAGAGCTGAACTTCTTGATATGATTGAAGAGTTATTTGAGAGTACAGGAGCAGGAGGTATTACAGCAGAGAAGCTTAGAGCTTTCTGTCACATATTAGTGAAGTCTGTACAAAACAGCTCTGACGATTCGGTAGAAGCAGATAGTTTATCTTCATCTTCTATGGGGAATAGCTTACCAACTTCCGACCCAAGGTCAACAGGTAGATTATGGAACGACAGAGGGACAGTTAAAATATCTTAATGCTATGAGAGGTAACGTATACATGTGTCTTAACACAACAACTTACGAAAGTAAGATACCAACGGAATTAGTTTCTACTTATGGTATACCTTCTTACAATGAAGATGGTAGTTTAAAAGAAGTTTTACACCCAACTTTTAAAGAGTTAGGAGAGTATAACTTAAGAAAGTTCGGTGCAGTACCTAAACTTAAAGTTGGAAATGCTAACTATTATATTGTAGAGTTAGAAGTAAGTTGGAAAGAAGGTGAGGTAAGTGCATTATTAGATTTAGGAAAAGATTTAGCCTACCCTAAGAATACTTTAATGACACAATCAGAGGCTCGTAAATTTATTATTGATAACACACCTGATTTAGAATAATGGAGATATTCAAGAACGATAACAACTGGAATGAGAAAGCTATCGTAGGGTTTATTGCTTTTGCAATAATGTGCCTTATAATGGTAGCTGACCTTGTTACAGGTTGGGTTGGAACAGACCTAGTTATAAACGAGTTTGTATACGATTCATTTGTGTGGGTTGTGTTAGGCTCGTTTGGTATATCTGGGGTAGAAAAATTCGCAAAGAAATAAGCTATGGCGAAAGCAATTAAAAAATCAAAAGCTTTAACAGATAGACAAAAGGCAACTATGAAGAAGCACTCAGTTCACCACAGTGCTAAACATATGGATCTTATGAAGAAGCTTATGCTATCTGGTAAAACATTTGAGCAAGCACATACTATAGCTCAAAAACAAGTTGGAAAATAATGCATAAAGGTTGTACTTGTAAAGCTGTAAAGCGAAAGAATAAAAGTAAGAAGGTCAAGACTATGAAGAAGGGTGGATCTGTAAAGGATGCGTGTTATCATAAAGTAAAGGCTAGCTACAAGGTATTCCCTAGTGCTTACGCATCTGGAGCTATAGCTAAGTGCAGAAAAAAAAGAGGATAACCTATGGCTGTAAGGAAAACAAAAGCAGGGTTAAACCTTAAGAGGTGGTTTAAAGAAAACTGGAAGACACCCTCAGGAAAAAAAGATTACTCTGGAGGGGAGAACACTTTTCGCCCTACTAAGAAGATTAGCAAAGACACTCCCTCTACGTGGAGTGAGGTAACACCATCAGAGAAAGCTAGAGCACAAAAAGAAAAGAACGAAAAAGGAAGGGTATCTAGATATAAAAAAGTGAAAGCAGTAAAGAAGGCAAAAAAAGGTATGGGAATAAAGACTAGCATTAAGTCTGGTAATTTTAGACCTACTAAATCTGGAGCTGGTATGACATCAAAAGGTGTTAAGGCTTATAGACGTGCTAACCCTGGTAGTAAACTTAAAACTGCTGTTACAGGAGATGTAAAGCCTGGTAGTAAGTCTGCTAAAAGAAGAAAATCATACTGTGCTCGATCTCTTGGTCAACTAAAGAGAAGTAGTCAAAAGACTCAAAACGATCCCAACTCAAGAATTAGACAATCTAGAAGACGATGGAAGTGCTAAAGAAACTATTAACCTTATTATTTTTTCTATCTTCATTAACATCTGCTGCTCAGGTGTTTCGTTTTTCTACCTTTTATGCAAGCCTCTCTACTGGGGCTCCCTTCGCAGAAAACCAATCTTTTATTGTTGATGGTATAGCAGGTTCAGGACAACTTGTAGAGGTTACACAAGTTAGTGAGCCAAACTTTAACTTAACTATAGGACTTAGAAAAATAGCTAGGTTTGACTATCAAGTTAAGCAAGGTATGTTTTACACAGGGGCAGAGAATGCTATAAGCGATTACGCCACTGTATCTAACGCTCCTGGGTTAGAGTACCTATTTAAGTACTCGTCAATCCGTAATAGAGGGATGAAGTTTAAACAACAAGAGTATAAGGTTAGGTACATATCAGATCGTTACACAGCAAAAGCTTCTTATGTAAATGACGGGTTAATAAATCTTAATTACACATTAGGAGAGTTTAGACTTCGTAAAAATTTTGGTAACCTAGACCTTACGGTAGGTGTAGCTCATCGTTCTCATCCTGTGTATGGTTTCTCTCCTGTAGAGGAATGGTTCTCTAAACCTGAAAATAAACATTGGTGGCAATTAGCTAATGATTTCGGATTCTATAGTGATAACAATGAATGCTGGACTAGAGATGGAGAGTGCGTTTCTGTATCGGATGTAGAGTTTTATACGTATCATTTTACTGATGCTGTAAACGAATACAACACACAACAACTTAAAGATTTAGGGCTTCAACAAGAAGTTTCAGGAGTTATAGGAGCCGATTACTACCTCTATTCGGCTCAAGCTTGGGTCCACGCATGGGGTTCTGTGTACCCAATTCACAAAGGATTAAGTGAGTATTCCTACTCGTACCCTGGGGTAGAGACGGAATGGGATATTGGTGTTGTGTTTGGCGTTAAATTTAATAAACATTTTAGTATCTTCGTAGAGGGAAGACATCTCAAGTATTGGGACGTAAGGTCTTACAATATGCAAACAGGAATAAACTATTTAATATTCTAATATAATGGCTAAAGAGTTAAGCGAAGACAGTGCAGTGCAGATAAGTTTAAAGACTTTGGGCGGTATAGCATTTTTAATAGCAACACTAGTAGGGATGTGGTTTACACTGCAGAATGATATAGCAGAGGCTAGAGAGTTACCTAAAGCACCAGACCCTGTTATAACAAGAATGGAATTTGACATGAAGGATAAGTTAATTCGACAGACTATAATGAATACTCAAGATGATGTCTCTGAAATAAAAGAAGACATGAAGTTAATTAAACAAAAGCTTTATGAGTAAGTTTCTACTTTTATTACTGTTATTCACTACAAATGTTGTAGCTCAAGAATTTGTTACTTCTAACTCATTTGATTCTAAGACAGCTAAAGGAACGGTGGTAATAGAGTTCTATGTAGAGTGGAATGATGGTAATAAAGTAGCGTTTTTACCTTCGTTGAAAGATTGTAACGTATACAGAGTTTGTATAGTTAAGAGTTCTGACCTCCAGTCTAAGTATAAAGTAACATCAGTTCCTACTGTTATAGTATTTGATAACGGATTAGAGCAAACTAGGTTTAACCCTACTATTATGATGCAGTTAGAGGCAACAAAAAAAGAAGTACAAGCAATTATAGACGAAATAACATTTAATAAGTTTCAATAATGAAAAAAGGCAATTTAGAATACGGGGCATACTTAGCACTAACTATAGCTGTAGTATTTTTTATATTAATAGGATTATCTAAAGCAGCTAACGCTCAACAGCAAACTGTATTTGTAGAGTGTCTAGCAGGGGAATACCCTGACGAAATATCTTGGCAAATCTTAACTTGTAACGGTGGGGTACTATTAGAAGGTGGCTCTCCTTATTTAGGGGCTGTCGTACTACCTCAGTATTACCAGATTAATATGCAAGACAGCTATGGTGATGGTTGGAATGGTGCTTATTTATATATAGCTGAAGCACAGTATGGGTTCTTATCTGATGTAGATTGGATAGACTCTTTAGGGACTTGGCCTCAAGATAACTTACAACAATTAGTTGACGTAGGCTGCTTAACTATAGGTATAGAAGAGTTAGGCAATGCAAAATTTATTCCAACTCATTATTATGATGTTTTAGGTCGAGAGGTAAAACCTGTAAGAGGTTTCTATATAGCAAGCGATGGCATTCTAACTAGGAAAGTTTACATAGATGAGATTAAGTAAAAACTTTGTATTATCTGAGATTACTCATAGTAATACAGCTAAAAGATTAGGAATTAGTAATGAGCCAACAAAGGAACATTTGGAAAATATGCAAAGGCTTATATCTAATCTTATACAGCCTATTCGTGACGATATTGGTCCTATCAGGATCAGTAGTGGTTATCGCAACCCGTCACTCAATCGTGCTATTGGTGGCAGTAGTAAATCGCAGCATTGTAAAGGCGAGGCTTTGGATTTGCAATTTTGGGAAGGGGGAAAAATGAATAATAAGGTTATCTATGATTGGATTCTAGATTCAGGATTAGAGTTTGATCAAATGATTAACGAGTTTGATTTCTCTTGGATACACATATCTTTAAAAGAAAAAAACAATAGAAAACAAGTTTTAAAGGCTTATAAAGATGAGGACAACGATACTAAGTATAAGTATGCAGAAGTATGAGTAAGTTATTAGATTTATTAGGTGGAAACATTTTAGGTAGTGTAGGTAATATAGTAGATAACCTTACCACGTCTGACGAAGAAAGGTTAGCTGCAAAGAAAGCTATAGAAGAAGTTCTTATGAAGGCTGAGTCAAACGCTCAGGAACAAGTTTCAAGAAGATGGGAGGCAGACATGAGGTCTGACAACTGGCTTAGTAAAAATATTAGACCGTTAATATGCATATTTTTAACTGCAATTTTTGTAGTTTTGTCAGTATTTGACGGAAATATAGGAGGTTTTGTAATTCAAGAAAGTTATATTCCTATATATCAAACATTATTAATAACAGTATACGGGGCTTACTTTGCAGGTAGGTCTATCGAAAAAATAAAGAAAAAGTAAAATGGCTACACTTAAAGGAAAAGCAATATCATCTACATATCAGACCATACTAAAATCGGCTGCTGAGATTAAAGATACTAATCTAAAATCTGTTGAGACGGGTAGTGGTAACGCTACAGCGATGAAGTTATCTACAGATAAAGCTGAGTTCACTAAGGTGGGTATCGGTACTGCAGGTGCTACTCCTGATGGGTTACTTCATGTAATGGGTGTTAGTGCTGGGTCTGTTTCTTCTAGTACTTTTGCAAACCAACTAACGTTAGAAAACTCTAGCGATGCTGGTTTAACCATACTATCTGGTTCTTCGTCTTCAGGGAATATATTCTTTGGTGACTCTAACGATAATGACGCTGGACAGATATACTACGATCATAGTCAAGATTACTTAGGGTTTTCTACTAGCGGGTCTGAAAAGATGCGTATAGATAAGAACGGTAACCTTAACGTTGCTGGTACAGTATCTCAGTCTGATGATAGATTTAATCTTGTAGAGTATTTTGAAAAAGTCCCAAGCTTACAAAGTGCTGCTGTAACTCAAGATACTAATGCAACTACTGCTGTAACTTTACAGGCTAAATATGGTATTATAACTATGCAGTCTGTTGACCTTGCGGCTACAGATACGGTAGAGTTTACATTTAATAATAACCACATATTTGGGACTTCATCTCATGTTCATGTTCAATTACAAGATGGAGGTACTATAGCTGATAATGCTATGATTAACGTTTTAGTTCATGATGTGGCTAACGGTAGTTGTAAGATTAGAATAGGTACTAATGGAACTGATGTTGCTGCACAAGTATTTAAGCTTGCTTTTATTGTAGACCCATACATAACCCCTAATCAAAACTTTGTTTTAAGTGGGGTTAGTGCAGGGGCATCTCAAGTATCTGGAAATACAAATAGAGATTCTTCTTTTGCTGGGATTAAATTAATTACTGGAACTACGGATAATGACAGATCAGTAATAAGCCCTAGAAATGGTAACACTGAGTTACCATCAAATGCTGAATCTTCTGCTTGGGCTTCGGTAGGCTTTGGAACGGAAAACCAAACAGAATTTTCTACAGCTATATCTACAGGTGGGTCTATAACTTCAACCTCTATTTGGGCTGGATTAAAGCTTACTGAGGTAGGTGCGTATGCAACAGATGCAAATCAGGCTTATTTTTTATACGCTGTAGACGATGATCAAGGAGCTTTAACTACAAATGGCAACCTTCACTTTATTTATAGTATAGGGGGGGTTGATTATATAACAGATTTAGGTATAGTAGTAGCCGCAAGCACTGTGTATAAGTTAAAAATAGCCTTTAATGAGAGTAGACAAATATCTATATCAGTTAATAATAGATCTTACGGTTTAACAACCACACCTACTAGTACGACTGCAGGTGGGGTTACTCAAGCTGTAGCTACAACAAAGTCTTTAGCTATGACAGATGATATAGATTTACTTCCTTTTATTGGCATTCAAACTCATACAGCAGCATCTAGAGGTTTGCAGTGTGGGTATATTAAAATATCAAGAGGTTTATACGAGTAAAAAAAAACTAAATTAAATTAAAATGGATTCAATTAACCCTATTATTAGAAAGATTACAATAGGGGACTTAAAGCAGGGATTGACTTACCAAGTAGGTCAACGAATGTTAGGTGGTTCCTTAAAGATAACAGCAATCATACAAGACGAAGCAGCTTGGTATAAACACCAACAGGTAGTCTACGATGTATATATAAAGAAAGAAGCGGAGGAGTTCTCTAGACCTTGGAAAAGGTTCTTCTCCCAGCCAACAGCTATAGAGTACAATACAGATGTCCTAGATGACTACGAAGTAAAGTAAAAGAAAAAAAGATGAAGCCAATTAAAGATCTCTACTGGATAGAGGTAGAAAAAGAAACAGAGGATACAATACTATTAAATGGTAAGGAGATGTACAGAGATACATCCTACGATCCTATGAAGCTAGCCCGACAATACGGTACGGTGTATAAAACACCAACCCTTGACACTAGTGATTCAGGTATACAGGAAGGAGATAAGGTATGGTTTCACCACTTTATCGCTACACCTACTAATCATGTTAATCACGCAGACAAGGATAACATATATCAGGCTTATATAGAGCAGATATACCTTATAGAAAGGGAGGGAGAATATACACCAATTGGGGTATGGAACTTTATGGAGCAAGAGATGAAGGAGGCTGAAATGTCAGAGTCTGGAATATTCTTAGAAACTTCCCCTTCTGAGGTGGAGCTCCATGGTACTGCAGTTATTATTAACGATTGGGTAAAAGACCAGGGAGTTAAAATTGGAGATAGAGTTATGTGGAGTGAGAACTCTGAGTACGAAATGGATATAGATGGTAAAAAGCTTCTACGCATGCGTAACGTTGATATATTAGCTTCTTATGATAGATAACAATAAAGACTACGCTCTAAACACCTTAGAGAGGCTTATAGAGGCAAGTAAGGGAGCTATAGACCTTCTTATAGAAGAGATAAGTAAACCATTACTAGAGGAAGATGACGCAAAGAGAAGACAAGCTATTAAAGCAAAAAGAGAATGCTTTGAAGATTGTCAAGAGATACTTTTAGGGATTAAAAACCTAGAGGATAGAATTAAGGATGGTTCTTCTTTGATAGAAGACAAAAAAGATTTTAAAGGTTCTTTTGCAGAAAAGTATGCAAGAAAATAATACGATATATTTAATTAAAGACAGTCCTGGTGAGGTAATGGAGTTTGACAATTTAAAGATTGTCTTACCTAAAAGACCTAGGTATAATAAAGATATACTTTACCACGACCTACCCAAAGCAAAGCAGAAGTGGACTAGACTTCAACCACCAAAGGCTTTAACAAGGGAGAACGCTTCTGACTTTGTAGATTACATAGAGGAAGAGTTTAGACGTAGAATGGAGGGGTTATGGTTTTATAACAACGGAGTTCCTACGTACATTACTGGGTCACACTATATGTTTATCCAGTGGAGTAAAATAGATGTTGGTTATCCTGATTACAGGGCTGCTAACAGAACGTTCTTTATTTTTTGGGAAGCGTGTAAATTAGATAAGAACTCTTACGGAATGTGTTTTCTTAAGAACAGACGTAGTGGTTTTTCTTATATGGCTAGTAGTGAAACAGTCAACCTATCTACCATGACTTACGAGAGTAGGTTTGGTATATTATCAAAGACTGGTGCAGATGCTAAGACTATGTTTACTGATAAGGTAGTGCGTATATATCGTAACTACCCATTCTTTTTTCAACCAATACAAGATGGTTCTAGTAACCCTCGTGTAGAGTTGGCTTTTAGAGAGCCTGCTAAGAAGATAACAAAGAATCAGAAACACATAGAGAACTCTGAAGCTTTGAACTCTAGTATAGATTGGAAGAACACTGGTGATAACAGTTACGATGGTGAGAAGTTAAAACTTCTAGTTCATGATGAAGCTGCTAAGTGGATTGGTCAGAACTCTATAAAGAAGAACTGGAGTGTAACACAAACCTGTCTGTTACTAGGTAGAAAGATTGTAGGTAAATGTATGATGGGCTCTACTGCTAACAAGTTGCAGGATGGTGGTTCAGAGTACAAGGATATATTCTATGACTCTAACATGAGTGAAAAAGATCTCAACGGTAGGACTAAGAGTGGGCTATACAAGTTATTTATACCTGCTTACGATAACCTAGAGGGATTTATAGATGAGTATGGTAACTCTATAATAGATACTCCTGAGAAGCCTGCGATGGGTGTGGATGATATGTTAATAGACGTAGGTGCTAAGGATTACATACAAAATAGAAGGGAAGCTTTAAAGAATGATACCACAGCGTTATCAGAATTTAAAAGACAATTTCCATTTACTATAGAAGAAGCTTTTAGAAATGACACTCAAAGTTGTATCTTTGACGTAGAAAAGATCTATCAACAGATGGATTACAACGAGGTTAATAGTGTAACTACAACAAGGGGTGAGTTTATATGGAAGGGTGGGAACAGAGATAGCGAAGTTATTTGGGTACCACACAGAAAAGGTAAGTGGGAAATTAGTTGGGTCCCAGAAGTTGGAGAGCAGAATGTTATCTCTTCTAGATTCAACAGGAAATTCCCTGGAAAGTCCGATAGCTTGGTTGCAGGGTGTGACCCTTATGACCATGACACCACTACTGATGGTAGGAGATCTGACGCTGCTGCTCATGTATTCCATAAGTTCAGTATGTCGAGTGATGCGTCTATGCAGTTTGTATGTGAGTACATTAATAGACCACCTAAGTCGGAGATATTCTACGAGGACATGATTAAGATGTGTGTCTTCTACGGTTGTCAGATACTGGTAGAGAATAACAAGGTAGGTATACTTAAGTACTTCGAGAATAGGGGTTACTATGAGTACCTTATGGATAGACCAGAAATGACTCACACAGAGTGGAGTAAAGGAAAGCAAAAGACAAAGGGTATACCTGGTTCTGGAGCTGCTGTAATAAATGCTCAGGCAGAAGCTATAGCAACCTATATATATGATCACGTGGGTATAACTCCTGATACAGGCGAGATGGGAAGGTGTTACTTTAACACTTTACTTGATGACTGGAGCAGGTTCGAGATAGATAATAGAACAAAATACGATGCTAGTATTTCTTCATCATTAGCTTTACTAGCTTCTCAGAAATATATTAAACCAAAGCAAGAATTAAAAATATCATCACCTTTAGTTAAGAAGTATAACAATAAGGGGATGTATAGTAAAAAACTAAGATAGATATGTTTAACAAGAAACAAGAATCAAACGGCTACCCATCTCCTTTATCTACAAACGAAGAGAAGGCATCGAAAGCTTATGGTTTAAATTATTTCAGAGCTATGTACTACGAGTGGCATAACAATAGTGATGCTTACTTTAGGGATAAAAAGCTAAGGTACTCTAGGAATAGAAGTTACGCTGAAGGTAATCAGGACGTTGGTAAGTACAAGGACCTTATGGATGCTGAGGGAGACACGTCTTACCTTAATATTGATTGGACCCCTGTATCTATAATACCTAAGTTTGTTGACGTTATCGTTAATGGAATGGTAAACCAGGAGTACGATATAAAGGCTCAATCTATTGACCCTATTGCTGCAAACAAAAGGCTAGAAAAGAAGAAGAAGATGTATGGCGAGATGCTATCCAAGGATTTCTTAAATAACCTAGAGGATGAGACTGGTATACCATTATCTCCTACTGGCTTTGTAGCTGAGAGTTCTGAAGAGGTTGAGATGTTTATGGCACTTAACTATAAGCAAAACGTTGAGATAGCTTTAGAGAAGGCTATTGAGTATACTTTAGATATAAATGATTACGCTGAGGTTAAGAGGTACATGATTCGTGACTTAGTTGTCTTGGGATTATGTGCAGCTAAGACTGACCTATCTTCATCTAGTGGTGTTAAGATACGTCACGTAGACCCAGCAAACCTTATTACCTCTTTCTCTTCTAGTTCTGACTATAAGAATATAAGACACGCAGGAGAGGTTTACTCAATGACTATAGCTGATTTAAAACAGCAAGCAGGAGATGAGTTTAGTGAGGAGGATTACATTAATATAGCTAACGAGTACGCTGGGAAGAATAATAACCCAATGAACTTTAACACTTCAGCTAATTACGATAACGGAGATAATTCCTATGATTATGATAAGTTTAGTATTAATATATTAGATGCTGAGTTTATTACAAGTCACGAGTTAAAATACGAAAAGAAAGATAACGCTAAAGGTGGTTACTCTGTAAACAAGAAAGCATCCAACTATAAACAACCTAAGAACTCTAAGACAAATAGACAAGCTATTGGTTCTACTGTAAAGGTTGTATATACAGGAAAATATATAGTAGGTTCAGACTACGTGTTTAACTACGGGTTAATGAAGGATATGCCTAGGAAAAAGTCAGCTCTATCTGAGACTAACTTATCTTATATTATCTACCAGCCAAACCTATACAAAATGAAGAGTCGTTCTTTAGTGGATAGAATGGTTCCTTTTGCTGATCAGATTCAACTAGCTCACTTAAAGATTCAGCACGTACTTGCTAAAGCGAGACCAAAGGGTGCTGCGTTTGAGGTAGGTTCTTTAGAGAACGTATCTAAGGGTGACGGTGGTACGTTTACCCCTATGGAGTTACAAGAAATTTACGATCAGACAGGTAATATATATTATAGACGTATAGACGATGAAGGTCAGATGACTGGAGCTATGCCGATACAAGAGTTAGAGAATGGTATAGGTAAAGACTTCGGTACTCTTATCGGGGTGTATAACCATAACATGCAGATGATTCGTGACGTTACAGGTATTAACGAGGCACGTGACGCATCTAAACCATCTAGTGAGGCTTTGGTGGGTGTTCAGAAGTTATCGCTTCTAGCGTCCAATAATGCTACTAGAGATATTAATGATGCTTACCTTAACGTAACTAATAGAGTAGCTAAGAGTATTACCGTAAGGATGCAAGACTTAGTAAACTTTAAAGGTCTTCACAGTATGTATGCTAATGTTATTGGTGAGACAGCTATGGAGTCTATAGATATGATGAAGAAGCTATCCATCCATGAGTTCGGTATTACCTTAGAGGTTGCACCTAACGAGGAGGAGAAGCAGATGATGGAACAAAACATTCAGGTATCTTTAGCTCAGAAAGAGTTAAGGTTAGAGGACGCTATAATGATTCGTACAGTTAGAAATGTGAAGATGGCTAATCAGATGTTAATTCTAAGAAGGAAAAAGTATCAGGCTGAACAACAGGATCAGGCAAAACAAGCTTCAGAGCAAAACGCTCAGTTGCAACAACAGTCTGCACAACAATCTGCACAGCTTAAGCAGCAAGAGATGCAAGCAGAGGTTCAAATAGAACAGGCTCGTATTCAGGCTAAGAGCCAAGCAGACATGCAGTTAAAGCAAATGGAGTATCAGCTTAAAGAGCAGTTCGAGCAAGCTCAACACCAAAGAAGACTTAGAGAGATAGAGCTAGGCAACTTAGGTAAAGAGGGAGCTGCCTCTATACAAGGTGGTGTTAGAAAAGAGGTTCAGCAACAATCTGCTATAAATCAATCTCAAATGATTGAACAAAGAGATGGTAAAAGAGGTCCTTTAGGCTCTGAAGATAAAGTGAGTTAAATAATTTGACTTTATAATAAAAAAGTTTATATTTGCGAAAATAAGTAATTAAATTTAAGACAATGGATATAAGAGACGAATTAGTAAAACAGTTTGGGGGTGAAGTAGTTCAGCCACAAACACAAGGAAATATCGTTGACTTGACTGGTGATGAAAACCAAGCAGTTGAGTCAGAGCAACCTGTAACGCAGGAGCAATCTAACGTTATAGACTTGACAGGAGAAGAGAGTTCTTTAAATACTGAGGAAACTACTAACGTTGAGGAACAACCTCAAACTAGTCAACCACAAGAGGGTGAAGAATTAAGTGATGATCAAGTTGTCTTACAATACCTTAGCGAGAAGCTTGGGCGAGACATAGATTCATTTGATGATTTTAACAACACTGGTGAAACAACAGAAAGCAATAACTTTGCTAGCGAGCAGCTTCAAGTTATTAATGAGTATGTAAAAAACACTGGTCGTACTGTTCAAGATTACCTAAACACTCAGACGGTTGATTTATCCAACGTATCTGATGACGCTGTAATGAAGGAGTATCTACGAGTAGAGAATCCAAGTTTAACTGAAGCTGAGTTAAATGATTACATTGCTGCGACATACAAAACAGATTCTGAGGAGTATAGTTCGAGAGACACTAACGCTGGTAAGGTTCAGCTTACGAAGGACGCTAGAGCTGCTAGAGATTACTTTAACAAGGTGAAAGAGGATTATGCTATGCCAATGCAAGCAGATGATCCTGGAGTATCTGAGGCTGACAGAGGAGAATGGTTATCTACAATGGAGAATGAGGTTAATGACCTTGAAGGTTTATCTTTCTCTATGAATGACCAAGGTGAAGAGTTTACTTATACGCTTGATGACGAAGCTCGTCAAGAGATTAAGAGTTATAACTCAGATCTAGAAAACTTCTTTGATAAGTATGTAAACGAAAGTGGTGACTGGAACTTTGACGCTCTCAATACAGATATGTACATCTTAAATAACATCGACAAGATTGTTAGAGGTGTAGCTAATCAGTACAGAAGCAAGGGGACAGAGAGCGTAATTAATGAGATTAAGAACCCATCGTTTGTCCAAGACAAGCAGAGCACACCTCAGAAACAAGAGTCAACTCTCGACATGTTGAGAAGACAAATACTTGGTTAAAACAAAAATTAATTATTATTTATTTAAAATTATAAAATTATGGCAACAGTAAGTCTAGGATCGTCACCAACAATGGTGCCTACTCCTTCTAATGTGGCAGTTGCAACTACATCTAACTATGTTGGTAGTGCTTCTTTGTTAGCGTCTTCTGACGGAACAGCAGCAAACGTACCTTTACATAAACGTGATGTAGATGAGCAACTAATTAAACGATACGGTGATCAAGGTATCACTGGATTGATGGAACTTTTAGGTTCTAAAAAAGAAACAACATCTCAAACTTTTGAGCACTATGAGGAAACTCTTCTTCACAACCATTTTGAAGCTGATATTTCTGGAAATGAATTACGAATGGCTGCAGCTTTTACTGATACAGGAAGTGCAGATACTGGTAACGTAGCGTTAAGAGATGGTGATTTAATTCTAGGTGCTGATGGTACTATGTTATATGTAACAGCAGGATTAGCAGATAATGACTTTACAGTTAAAAACATGAATGGTGGTATTCCTTCTTCTGCTTCTTCACAAGCTTATGCTGTAGTAGGTAATGCTTATGCTGAAAGAAGTGGTCAACCAGTTGGTATTACACCTCGTGTAACTCAATACCAAAACAAATGTCAGATTATTAAAGAATCTTTCACTGTTTCTGGTTCTGAGGCAACTAACGCTGTTTATGTAAAAGTTAACTCTCCTGAGATGGGTACTGGTTACTTATGGTACTTACAAGGTGAGGCTGATACTTACCAACGTTTTCAAGACTATGCTGAATTAGCAATGATTATTGGACAATCAGGTGATGGAACATTAACTTCTGATGATACTGATACTGATGGATCTGCTGCTGCAGTCCTTACTGGTATTTCTACAACTGAAGGTCTTTTACCATTTATTGAAAACAAAGGTCAAACTATGGATCTTGGTTCTTCAGCAATTACAATGGCTGACTTTGACGCTGCTGTTAAGTCTTTAGATAAATACAGAGGTTCAAAAGAAATGGCTCTTTACGCTGGTATTAACTTATCTTTAGATATTGATGACTTATTAGCTGCACAAGGAGCTTACGCTGCTGGTGGTGCTAACTATGGTACTTTCGCTAACAACAAAGATATGGCGTTGAACTTAGGTTTTAACTCGTTCTCTCGTGGTGGTTATACTTTCCACAAGAAAACTTATGACCTATTTAATCGTCCTGACTTGTTAGGTGGTACTGGATTTAACTACAATGGTTACGGAATGTGTATCCCTATGGATTCACAGAAAGATGCTAAGTCTGGTG